CGTTAGCAAACATTGTTACTATTCTTTTTCAGAAGTCAATATTCTGTATGCTTTTAAATATTTACTCAATCGTTCAAAATCTTTATCAGTAATGGTTTTTAAGCGAGTAATATCCATATTGTCACGTAAATCTTGAATCTTTACTTTTGTCGCCCAACTACTTTGATTAATTCTATCAATGTATTCAAAATAATCCTCGTTTTCTTTTCTTGTCAATACAGAAATTGTACTAACAATTTTTTCTGAAAATAAACAGCCCAAAGATTGTACATTCCACTCTGAACAATCTTCTAATAAATCGTGAAGTATAGCGATTGAAAAAAGAAAATTATCATCTTCAAATGGTTCTGCAACTCTTATTAAATGGTTAATATAAGGTTTTCCACCTTTGTCTGTTTTGTTTTGAAATGCGTTTTTTGCTATTTCAAATGCTAATCCTTTTGGTTCTACATTCATAATACATTTTGTTTTAAAATCCCACAACGATTTGCTAACAGCGGTTTTATCGCATTGTGGCACTTGTGTATTTTTTGAAAGTTCATTCATAATTTTAAAAATTAGTTATTATTTGTTAAGTTTGGTCTTAAATCGCCACAACGACGACAAAGCCACGAACCGTTATGCCCCATTGCTACGAGACAGTTCCAAAACAGACATTTTGCCATCAGTAATACAAAGAAATTGACCAGACATTCCAATCGTATCAATCAATACTATTTTGTCGTTAATAATCTTCAATTGATTTTGAGTAGTATGTCCAACAACTTGAATAAAATTATCCAAACAATCAGCACACAAGCTTTGTGGGCGAACCCAAATAGGTGTTTGGCAAACATCATCACCATAAGGAGAGTGATTTGCACCACTTGTAAACCTAAAAGCCAATGGTTGATATTTAAACAAATCGTTTATAAACAATTCCAACGGGTCTTCGCCTGTATATCCTGTATTTTTTAACCAAGTTTTTGTTATTCCTGCGTGGCTAAAAATATAGTTGCCATCAATGAAACACATTTGCATTAAATCAGCATCTAATGCTTTATGTAGCATCTCTGCTATATCTGTTTTGTGCCATTCTTGAAAACCGCTATAAGTTTCATTTACAGTTCTTAAATAGTGGTAATCGTGGTTGCCAAAAAGCAAAACAACTTTATCCATATTGGCTTTTTTATATTCAATCAAATCTTCAAAATTTGACTTTTGTTGTTCAGGCGTAATATCTTCGTGTGTATCAAAGTAGTCGCCAATAAATACTACTTTGTCAAATTCAGTATTAGAAACTATTTGTTTCCAATCTGTTCTACCGTGAGTGTCGCCAAGTGCTATTAATTTCATTTTTAAAATTGTTTTTAAATTAAACTTCCTACCTTGAAAACCGCAACGAGAGCATAACACACGTTTGGCAAAAGTGGCGGTGCAGTACTCCGCTTGACAATTACTGCTATATTCAACATTCGTTCTCCGCATTGGCATTTGTGGTAAAAATCGCCACCTTCGCCAAGCGTGGGAACGTTATAAGCAAGTTTATTCGACCTCGTTATAATCAAATTCTACTTTTTCATTTCTGTTTTTTAGAAATTCATCTAAAGTTTTAAAACTTGAACCATTTGGTTGCTTAATTGTAAAATAAGTATCGCTACTCAATTCGCTTTTTGATTTTTCAACAATGTATCCTTTTTCGTGATAAGTATCTTCGTCGCCTTGAAATTCAATTAATAAACAAGGTGACGACATCATTCCTCCTGTTGCAACTCTTGAATTTTCCATAAACTTAATTTTAGACATTAGGAACTCTAATTTTTCTACATTCTCTAATGCAACTTCGATTGTAATTTTTCTAATATTTCCCATAATAAAACCTGCTTATAACAGTGGTTTTGCTCAATGGCTATTTCGGGCAAAATTTCAACACTGTTTTGTGTTTGTAAATTTGTTTTTAATTCGATAAATTAGGCTTGCTTTTCATCCACTAAGCAAAGCCCGAAACCGTTGTGCGAGATGCTAAGTAAGCGTATCAGAAACTACTATTTCTTTTAAGTTAGCAGCATTTGCATAAACACCAATATCCAATAAGAATTTATCAGGCTTTTTACCTCTTTTGTTTCTAAAATACGCTTTTTTATCTGAGCTTCCTTTTATACGTTTAATAACTATTCCTGTTTTATTATTAAACTCTTTTTTATGTTCAATATTTCCGTTATTTAGAAATAAATATTTTTTACCGATTATAATTTCGTCTTGTTTCATTTTTATAGTTTAATTTGTTTATAAATAAAAGCACCATCACACAACAATCGCTACAAGCTAGTTGCCGAAAGTAGGCGCATTTTAGGCAACCAGCGTGTATCTTGAACATTATGCCTAATGCACAGACGCATAGTGCTTAATATATGGTTTTTGCTCCAATAGACATTTTTTCTTCCATTTTTGATTAAGGAATTTAATGTAACGGAATTGTCTTAAGTCGTGTTGTATTGCTTTTTCTTTATTTATCTGCAAATATTGACAACCACCAACATTGTTTTTATATCTTTGACTTGTTTTTGAAACTGTCATACTTGTATTATGATATACCACGTTTTCAAGTTCCCAAAAAGTAGATGTATGTTCGCCATAAAAATCAAAACTACAAGCTTGATAAACTATTCCAAAACCGCCACATCTTTCATCGGCAAAAGATTGTATCCATTTTATTTTTGGAAACTTTCTTTTTATATACTTTATAGAATATGATATTGCACGACTTTCGGGATATTTAATTTCTATTTCATCACTTAACCACATTCTATTAAGTTCTAAATATTCATCCATAGAAGTATCTTTTACAACATTGCCACAACTTGCAGGGTTCATTGCATATCCATATTGTAAAACACCTATTAAGCCATTTTTATCAAAAACACCTAGATTTATATAAGTTCCATTGTATACCTTTTTAGAATAATGATTTTCAATTATTGTTTTCATAGCTATTTCTCTTTGTATTTCTTTTACATAAAAATCTTTATTCCCAAATCCAATACAATCACGTTCACCATATAAACTTATTTGGTCGGATAAAATATAAGCACTAGGCATAACATCCGCTTGAATCAATTGGGCATTTGTTTTTAATTTATTCATTGTTTTGTGTTTTTAAAATTAGTGTTTAATTAGGTGAATCGGCTTGCTTAACCCCAACTGCGTCAAGCGGTAAACGTTAGCGGAAATGCTACCAAGACCACGTAAAACAGAGAGTTTCATCCTCTTCCATTTTATTTAAGGCATTTAGAAGTCTTTTCTGATTACCCTCATACACTTTTTCTTTTACCCATTCACGACATTTATTAAAATCTTTTGGGCGTGTCAACTCTTGTTCTTCAACTTCATTGTCACTATCAATAAACTCAAATTCATTTTCAACAACAAAATCTCTGTCGCCACTATAACGCAAGCAGTCAAACCAGCTTTGTCTTTCGGTTGTGTAATAAGGAACGGTTTTACCGCCCCAAGTTTCTTCCATTGTTTTGCCAGTTACTTTTCTGACTGATATATTTATTCCCATAATTCAAAATTACTAAAAGCACTACCGCTAACATGGTATTAGCAATATGGTGGCTGACGTGCTTCGGTTAAACATTTTTTACTAATTCAAACTGTGGTGTTTCGTATCGCTTGTGGTGCATAAAATCCGCCACATCGCTAATACCCGAACCGTTAGGGAACAGTTATTGTGTGTCCGCAAATTCAAGATAATCTTTATACGTTAATCTTCCCTGTATTTCTATTGCTTTTAAAAAATGTATTGCTTCAATAGCAATTGGCTTATTTGCGCCAAGCCCTACTCTTTCAATAACTATTTCAAGTCCGCAGGCTGGGTCAATAGTGAAAAATGTTTCATCAATCTCAAAATCACACCTCTCAATTATGTATTTCGTTACTTCCGCATAAAATCCTTTTTTTAAAAGTTCAAACATATCTTTAGGCTTTTGTTGAACTTCATATTGCTTAATTACCAGCAACGCTTTTTGATATTGTTTTTCTGTAATTTTCATTGTTTGTAAATATGTAACCGATTTCCCAACACTGCATAACATTAATTTAGGTATCAGGCTTGATTTATAATTTGTCTTGTACTTGTAAAATTGGTTTTTAAATTTACTGCTCATATCTTCGACTATTACCTATAATCCTTAGTAATTTCCTCAATACTTTTAAGTATTTCGATTTCGCAAACAATAGGGATTTTAGGATGGATCAATTTAGTCTTGACTTCTTTTTTATACTTAGGTTTTGCACCAGCATTTTTAGGGTTTTTCATGTCTTATTTTTTACAAAGATATAAATTTAATTTAATTAAACTAATTTATTTTAAAAAAAAACCGATATGTAGTGTATCGGGTTTTTTCTAACTTCTCAAACACAATCACATCGTTTAGTCTTTTTGGCACGTGATTCTTATACTTAATACCCCACGCTCCAAGTTCATCTGGTAACTTCTCAAGTAATTCTAT